ATCAAAGATCGCCTGAGCAGAGCCGAGAGTCGCATCGATGTCGATGGCCTTCTGTGTGGACTCGAGCATAGCGACGGCAGTGTCCAGAGGCAGGAAGTCAGCGATCGATCCTGAGCCGAGACCGGCCTTGATGTCCTCCTCGGTGATCGGCTTGCCGGTTGTCCTGCGATGCGTGACCGTGGCCTCGAGGTGCTTCTCGCGCTCCGCTGGATCCATGGCCCGTAGTCTGGCGAATGCAGTGTCCTGTACCCAGATCTGGAGCACCTTCTTGTACTCGGCTGCATCGAGGTAGCCAGCATCCCTGAGCGCAGTGGCCTCCTCGAGGACGCCGAACATGGCCTCCTGAGCATCCTGCGCATTGTTGGCCGTGAGGATGATTGCCCTGGCGTCCTGAGCGTGAGAGTTGAACTGCGCGAGGGCGTTGTCGATCCGCTTCTTGCGGGCGCCATCCTTTACTGTCACGGAGCCACGCTCGTTCATCAGGCGAGCCTCAGCGTCAAACAGCTGCTGGTCACGTTTGCTGTTGACGGTCGGGAACAGGCGCTCGTAATGGCCAGCCATGGCCCCACGGTAGCGATCGTCCTGAGTGTCAAAGTTCATGTCATCCTTGAGCTTCTCCTGCTCTTGGATGCTGGCGATCAGGTATTCGTTCTTGGCACTGGCGTAGCTGAGAGCGTCGTCCTTCTGCTTGTGCTCGATCGCCATGCCAGCGAACGTGCTTGCGGCTCGCTCGAGGGCACTGGCCACAGCCAGCTCGCCAGAGCCAGGTACATCGATGCGATCAGACCGAAGCTGTACTCGGGCGCCATAGTCAGCTGCTTGTGGGAGAGTTGCCATTATGTGAGATCCAATTCTATAGATAGTGGGGCGGTGTCGATGTCTACTCCACCGCCAGTCGGTCGCACTCTCAGCGTTGAGGAAATGCTCTTGACGCCGAACCCAACGAACAACAGCGAATAGGCAACCAACCCGACACCCGAATACCAGATGCTCTCTTTATTGGCGCCATCGAAGTCGGCCGCTCCGCTAATGCGATCAGCCCTGAAATCGTAGTCAGCACGATCGAGTATCCCGCAACCACCGTCCCATCTACCAACCAAGATGTTGCTGGTGGTGCTTGTAAATCGGGTGATCGTTCCATCAGCCTCGATCTCGATACCGGCGAGGGCCGGCGACGGATAGGAGTCGAACGCCGCAAACGCATCGCCAGTGAACAGCGGTGCGCACGGAGCTGAGTCTCCGCACATCAGTTGGTACATGACCTGCAGGGCACTCATGCCAGTTGGCGCCCCGCGATCTTCCACTGAGCTGCAGCGTTCTTGTAGGCGATGGCCATGCCGCCTGACTGCAGCGTCCGGGTGCCGGTCGTGCCATCGTCTGCAAAGATCAGCGTGTCACCGCCATCAATGGCGATTGACAGCGTGCCGCCACCATCGTTGTCGAATGCGAGGTATGTGCCGATCTTGTAGTCGACAGAGGCCTCGGCCGCGATCGTGAAGGTCTCGCCAGCACCGCCTGATGCCTTGCGGATCGTCTTGCCCTTGTCAGCGAGGACGGTCGTATAGTTGCCATTCTGCTCGTTGATTTCAGACGCGGACGGATCGAGCAGCTGATCGGTGCCGTCATCCGAGGTGAACATCGGCACGTTATCGACATCGCTACGGACCCAGAACTGGCCGAATGCGGTGATGTCGAAGTCGCCCGAAGCCTGCTCAGCAATCCGCAGCGGGTTTTCAAGGTGAATCCGAGGAACGACATCGAAATAGCTGGTGCCGCCAGTTCCAATGAGAGTCAGGATGCCTGCTGCCGCAGACAAGGAGAACGAGTCGACACCATCACTGAGGAGGAGTGCTCCAGTCGTGCTGATGGCTCCGGTCGTCGGGCTGATCGATACGTCAGGCGAAACGATCCAGCTCGTGCCAGCCGCATCGCCAATGAGCACCGAGCTCGTTGCAGGCGAAGGCAGGGAGCCGGCTGCCTCGAGCGTCCATGCAGCGTTGTTTCGCACGTAGGAACTGCCGTCGATCGGCGCCTCTGCAATGCCGGCCAGGGTCGCGTCGTAGTAGACGATGAACGTGACGCTGTCTACACCGACCTCGAGGGAGCTCGGGATGCCGTCGACCTGATAGAGCACGATGTCGGACATGGAGGCCCGCCAGACCGGGACGATGGTCCCGCCGACGATGTCGCGATTGCCGTCGAAGTCTCCAGCCCTGCACCAAGCAGACGTCTCGACTGTGTAGATGCCATTATCTATCGGATCCGTCTGAGCGGTGAGAAGCACTCGATCACCAGCCCCGACGACATAGCCACCGATGGTGTCACCGATGCCGGTCAGGTCTGCGATGTTAATCAGCGAGACGGTCTTGCAGGGTGCCTTGATGGCCAGCCCACCGACGAACGAATCGACGCGGTAATTCTTTGTTGAGGTCATCAGTCTCCCCAGAGTCGAGGTGGAATCACAGGCGAGAACTGTCCAAAAGTGGGGATCTTTTTCGGATCAGTCCAGAGAGTCGGACGACCGCCCGGGACCGGCGAGTAATTGCTGCCAGTAGGACCAAAGCCGCGAGGGGCTGCAGTGCCAGAAACAGCAGCTGGAGCACCGCCGCCGCCCATGCCGCCCATGCCGGAATATGCTGACACGGCCGAGGTGATGCCATCGATCACTCCAGCGGTCTGGGCCGCATTACCCTCACGCTCTGCCGCTGCTGCGCGGTACTGGAGGCCCTCGGCTTCGTTGAGGCCGTTCCAGAGCACGGACATGACACGATACTCGCCCTCGGTGTTGAGATCCCCGAGGAGCTTTGTCAGGCCCTCTGTGCCAGCGCCTGAGGCACCAGCGACCACAATGGCGCGCGAGTGCATGAGCTCCTTGTTGCGGATCTCCTCCTGCATCTTGCGAGTCGTAATCGCCATGGTGCGTCCGGCTGCTTCACGGATGCCCTTGGCCTCCTCGTCCTTGAGTTTTTTCGCCTGATAACCCTTGTAGGCTCCGGCGACCAGCATCACTGCTGCGACTGCTATTGCTGCCATTTATCAAACCATCCGTAGTAGACGCCTTCCAAGTGCTCGAACCCCATTCTGTTGAGTGCTATGCAACCCTCCACCGTCTCTGCGATCGACACGACAGGGCCCTTGTAACTCCGGCACCAGTCGCGGCTCGCATACAGAGCCCGAGTGATAGTAATTGAATTGAGATAGGGGCGCAGCTCGTCGGTGTTCTCGGTGAAGAATTTGCCGATACCGTTCTCGCGAATGATGCCAATGAATCCGTGCGGTACGTCATCCATCAGCAGAACAAACGCCCTCACGGTGCCACGCGGGTTCGCACCGTAAAAATCGATGAAGTCTTTGGACGTTGCGTAGCGGGTCGTTATCTTCGGCGCTTGTTGCTGCGCTTCTCGACACTCTCGAATTCCGCTATCGCCGCCATGATCGTGGCCGGCTTCGGCGCTATTGCTTGCAGGCATATTCGTGAATCTGGTTTCCACTCCCCACCGAATGAGAAGTTTTCCTCGTGATAATCCTCCCAGATGAAATCTGGGTCCGTTTCCTGCCCCGCCTCGACCTTGGGCATGTCGTAGAGCGTATCGAAGTCGGGCCCGTACTGGATGCCCTGGTTGTGCAGGTTCTGGGCAATGAAGCCGAGCCGGTTGACCTTCTTGTGCTCGAGCATTCCGATGCCATCGAGCCGGCCGAGCTTGGCGCTCTTGAACTGGGCCGTGTAGACCAGTCCATAAATGATATTCGAGTATTCAGCGTCGAGATCCAGTTCGCCCGGGGTGCCGAACTGCGTCACCGTGAACGTGCCGCGGTCTGCGCCATCAGCCCAGACACCAACCTCGAGGCCGGACAGGCGCTCTAAGCCTATGATTTGATTGGTCGGCGCACCATCGTACTGGCCCCATGCGTCGAACATATAGTTATTCAGGCCACCGATTGCCTCGGTTTCCTTCGACCACTTCAGCAGGAACCGCTCCTCGCCGTCCTCTGAATTGAAACCCTTGACCGTGTAGTAGACCTGATCCTCCTCCTGACCGGGCAGCACCGCGACGTCCTCGACACACCAGTTGCCAACGCCGCCGAGCACGATGTCCACCCAACAGATGACATTCTCGAGGCGGTCGTAGACCAGCATCCCGACAGTGCCATCCGTGCGGACACAGTGGACCCTGATGTCAGGCTTCATCTGCACGGCGATCTGCGTGATGCCGACGATGTTGAAGTCTGGCGCAAAGATCGACAGATCGATGCTCGCGTAGTCAGTCGCCTCGGCGTTGTAGCTGAGCTCGTAGAGCCGCTGCAGCGTCCGGTCGACGAACACACCCTTGGAGCTGATCGTCTTGATGTTGAAATTGGTCGGCGTCAGCGCCTCATCGAATGAGCTCGAGCGCACACCGAGAGGATGGTTGCCGTCCATGCGGGCCGAGTCGATGTCGGCTGCATTCTCGGACGTACCGATCAGCAGGCGGCCAAATGACTTCAGCCAGCTGATGACGCGGATCGGGCCGGAACCGATGTTGCGATTTATCGGGCCGGAGTCTCCCTCGGTCTCGTCATCGAACGACTCGTAGTTGTCCGACACGGACCCCCAGATGCGATCGAGGCCTGCGAACCAGATGCGATTCTCGTGGATGTCGGTTGTCGACGGCCAGCCGTTGTCGTCGCCACCATTCCATTGGCCGATCTCCCAGTCCTTCGTCGGTAGCAAGGAGCCGAAGGGTTCGATGACGTAGCCGCTGATGACTGTCGGAGACGTGTAGCCGTTCATCCTGGCAATGCCAGTGAGTGAGCCGTTGGTGTAGCTCAGGGTGCAGTTGATCGTGTCGGCAGTCCAGTCGCCGGCCTTGATGCCGATCCGGTAATAGATGATCTGGTTGTCCTGCTCATCGAGGTAGGTCGTATTCTGGTTGACCGTGTACTGAGGCGTGAGGTCATTCCACGGGCCGCTATCAGATCCGATGGAGAACTGCACCGTGACCGTGCCTGAGCCCGGAGGGATATTCTCGATGATGATGCCAAAGCGTCTGGCCTCTCCAGATCCTGAGACGCGGATCGCGGGTGAAAACTGGTCTGGACCAGTGACGGCCTCAGTCACCACCTGACCCTGCGATGCGGCGCGGATCAGGGCGCCTGCCCCAAAGACACTGCCACCCATAGTCTGCTCAAAGATTGGCTCGCTGGCGGTGATCGTGACGTCGCCCTCGATGGCGTCAACCTCGATCGTCGTGGCCGAGACATTCAGGTGATTGAACGGGCCGTCCTCGGGCCCGTAGTCAACCATTGACCATGAGCGGCCGTCACCGCGGCGCTCGATTTTCTTGGTCTGCAGGCCACGAGAGGCGGTATAGATGACATCACCGGACTGAGCCCACCGCACATGCCGGACCTGCTCCTCAGTCGACCAGCCTGTCGTGAACGAAACAGCACCAGCGGCAGCGAGATCGCAGTTGGTGACGATGCAGCGATAGTTGCGATCGTTGGCCAGCTCGATGAAAAAGTGATCCTGACCCGGAGTGAATGAGATGTTGTGGACGCCCTTGCCGAGCTGCGTCTCTGAGACCAGATCATCGGCGTTGACTGTCGTGCCAACACGGAGCCGGCAGAATTCGGTCTGCACGGTGATGACCAGCGCATGTTCTACGGCCGTCTCGCCGGCATCCACTTCGACGCGCTGCGTGACCTTGGCGTATTCAACGCCAGTGCCATCGAGGTTCAGGACGTTCGGGATCACGGCGCCAGCGCCTGACTCAGCCGTTGCACCGACATCCGAGTCATCCTGCCAGTCGTTCGCGCCGCCAGCCAGGGCCAAGTCGAAACCCGGATCGGTGACGGCCGCGATAACGGCTACCCGCTCGAGCAGGACATCGTCGATGCGTATTCGCAAATACCCGGTCGTGCCGAACTCGAGCAGGGCCGTATCGTCGACGCCAAAAACAAATGGCATCTGGCGCACCAGATTGAGATCCTCGAACATCGTGTCGATGTACTTCTGCCCCGGTCGGAGCATCATCGAGCCGAGCACTCGGGGAACGAAATTGCTTTGGATCTCCGCGGACATCGCCATGCGATCCAGATCCTGTCTGGCCAGTCCGCGTTTTGAGATGACTCCCCGGTTGAATGCGAGGAGTGTCTTTTCGCCAGTCGCCATGGCCTATCCGATCAGCTGGTTGCGTGAGCCGCGATCGCCGCCGCTGGATCTGAATCCCTGTCGAGATCTGGCCCAACCGCCCTTTGGAGCGAACTTGGCCGGCTCCTCCATGGCGTCGACAGCTTTCGACTCGGCAAGCCAGAATCGCCACTTGCGCAGCAGGCCGGTCTCGTCGACGTCAATACCGATCAGGCGGGGCCCGACCTTGTAGGCCAGATAGTGCTCGGCCATCTCCGTGAAATTATGCGGCCACAGACTGTAGTCAGCGCCGAACTGGACGTCATCGCTGACGTACTTGATGTAGAGCGGATCCGCGTCCGAGAACCACCACTGGCCCTCGCGGGAATAGCGTGTGATCGGCAGGTTGAAATACTCGTCGTAGCAGACGCCCATGGTCCTGAGCCAGTCTGTCGGGGAATCGAAGCCGTACTGATAACCGAAGGACGGTGTCACAGAGGGGCTCGAGTCGAGCTGCACGGTACGCTGAGCGAACTGCCACTGCCCCATCTGCAGGACGCGCCTGACGAAATTGTTGTCCCAGATTTCGTCGAGCTTATAGCGAGGTTCGCGATTCTCCGTGAGGTCAGCGAGTCTACGCTCGCCAAGGATGCTCAGAGCGCCGTTGTAGATCGAGAGCTTGTCAGTCATTTCTTACTCCAGGCCAGCGCATCCCTGCGCTAATGTTCAGTCCTTGATCGGCTTACCGTTGCACCGCTGCCTCATGGTTTTGGGCATAGCGCCGAGCAAGAGCTTCAGTCTCGAATCCGTCCTTGAGGGGCTTGTTCTCACGAATGACGGCCCACTTGTGATGCGTTCCTTGGAACTCGACCTTGTAGATCGACGGCAACGCAACCAGCTGATCTGGCCGCACGAGCTCGGCAAAGGACACCATCGAAACGTGAGCGAACAGGCGGCCAGCGCCTGCGACGTGCAGCTCCAGCTTCCATGCCATGTTGTCTGGCATGACGATGATCTCGTCGCCCGGTTTCAGGAAGTTGGCAATGTGCTGCCAGTAGGATTCGTCTTTGAGGATCTGCTCTGGCGTGACGCCGATTGGTACGTCTATGCGCCAGCGGTTGTTTGCTTCGACCGCGAGACTAAAACGAGCCTGCGTGATAGGCACGGCCTTTTCCATTGGCGGTGCCTCCACTTCAGCATCGGCCTCGGGTGTGATTACTTGTGCTGCTTCAGACATTTACGTTGCTCCGTGACAAGAAAGGGGCAGACCCGGATGAGCCTGCCCCTCGCATTGTCGCGCAAAGCGTACTGCTAAGCCAATCGGCCTAAGGAATGGCAGGCCGAGCTGTCGCCGTGACGTCGCCAGCGGCGTCGACCACGGTGATGAGATGCAGCGTTACCACTGTTGCATCGTCAACGACCAGCAAGATGTCATTCACTGCGAGACCTTTGTCATTGCCGTCACTGATGTAACCAGCCGCGATAACATCCGACCGGGCATCAGTGACAGTTCGATACATATGGATCGCAGAGGTAGCACTTGCGTCAGCTACGTCCTCACCAGTACCGAGACGAGGAATGAGAGTAGTCAGATTTTTTGAAATATAAGCCATGTCTCAAATCTCCTTACGCGAGTAGCGTGTTGTCGATTGCGTTCACAACGACGATGCCGCTGTTCTGCAATACTTGTGAGCCCATGTAGATCGTGCAGCGGGACCAACTGTAGTCCTGCTCCTCGTCATACCCCGCACGCGCCTCGATGTTATCTGAGTTGTACGCATGTCCCAGTGCATTCTTGTGGTACGCGAAGCACTGTGCATCAGCTGTTGCGCCGCCCGGGAGTGCCGGGTGAACGATCCAGTTCATGCCAAGCCAGCGATAAGACTGCTGGCGGTCACGCCATGCCTCTGGAACTCCGTCAATCGGGCCATTCGCAGTGAAGTCCCGAGAGGTGAAGGCTGCCAGTGTCAGCATGACGGCCTCGAAGTGAGGCGTTGCCAGGAACGTGATGTCGCTGTCCCATGGAACGTCAGCCTGAGCGAGACGAGTCTTAGCCTCGAGGCAGAGGTTCAGGGTAGCGGCAGCAGCTGCGCCTGTGTTGATGGTGCCGGTATTGAGCTCGGTGATGATGTCCGAGTCAATCTTACGATTGATAACGGCCATGCAAGTCGACTGCATGATCGCGCGCTGGTTGCCCTGCGATGCGAAGATGTTGAAGTCGGTCTTGCGCACGAGATCGTGCCATTCTACCAAGGTCGCAACAGGCTGCGAGAGGTCGTCGCCGCGAGCAGGGATTAGCCCGTTCACGCCGCGTGTCTTGGCGGTCGCACCGCCAGAACCGGCTACTAAGAATGTCGCCTGATTGCCTTTGATGACCGCCTCAGTCGTTACGCTTTCACGCACGAGTGACTGGTGGACCTCAAACGCGGCGATGAATTCCTGCCGGTATTGAATTTGAAATGCTGTTTCAGCCATTTGGCTTCTCCCAGATGAAAAGAATAATCCGTTATTCCACTATCGGGGTAGCCTGATTGTGCGGTGAGAGGGGTGTCCTTGCGGAGCCTCCCACGTTGCGGCACAGGGGCCGGGGGGCGTCGGGGCTGCAGAGAGCAGGGTGTCCGGCTAAGCGTGGTGTGGCAAGAATACGATCAGCTGTAGGTAGATGTCAACGGTGACTGCACAGCCAGACCCTTGCCGATGTGCTTCTTGGCAGCCTCTCGGGCCCGATACTCTGCTTTTGCCTGAGGCGACATACCCAAGCCCTTGCCCTTGAGCTTCTCGAAATCATTGACCTCCTCGCGATCGAATTCGCCCTGACTCCAGAGCTGAGCGGCCGGGTTGCCAACGTCAAATATCGAGGCGCCCTTGACGAGTTTCTTGAGGGCCGACATCAGAGTCTGTCGCGACCCGGTCCAAGCGGCGAGGTGCCGACTCTACGGCCCGGGCGCTTCTTTTTCGGCGCTGGAGCATTGGTGCCACGATCACCAGGCTCGATGCCCGTGATATATCGTGACGGCCGATCAGCGTTCACTCTCTTGGCTGTCATCTGTGCCATGAAATTCTTGAGCTTGCCCATCAGTAGCTCCTTGCTTTTGAAAGGACTGTGCGCACGTTGCTGCTGCGCTTGGACCGTGCTGCGACGTTTTTCTTGACGGCAGCAGTGGCCTTGTTCAGGCCGCGGCTCTCGACGTTCGCCATGTATCTGGCGGCACCTCGGAGCCCGACCTTCTTTTTCGACTTGGCCATTAGCCGATTACGTCACCGGGCATAACAGTGTTGTCTGCAACTACACCGATGTCATCACCGGGCTGTAGCGTGGTGGTGATCGCGTCACCGGGTTGGGTTGGTGTAGCCATGTCGTGCTCCTATGCGGATTTTCTCTCGTTGTGATCGATGCGAACCTGCAAGAGCTCGCGGTAGCGGGCTTGGCCTTTCTCGTCCGCATTGTAAGCCTTGCGATCGGTGCGCATCAATTTCTCGAAGCCAGCGATCTCCTCGTCCAGCGTCTCGATCGCGGTGCGGCCAGTGCTCGGGGCGATCTGATGCACGGGGTTGATCGTTCTGGCTGACTGCATGAAACCCTCGAGGATGCCGGGGATGTTCATAATCGCGCGGCCTTCAGGATCGCGGGCGTTCATCAGTGATTCGGCAGCTTCTTTGCCGAACTGCGTCTCAATGTGCGCGCCGACCAGATTGATGTTGGCACGGTAGTCGGTGCCCCATTCAGTCCTGAGCGTGTCCTCGGTGCCCTGATGATCGCTGCTGTCCATCTCTGCCAGGGCATCTTGCTCGCGCTCTGCAAAGCCGTTGTACCACTCGATCGCCTTGTGCATGACGCCCGGATCGACGTTCATCTCGTGCATGGCGCCAGCGAAGTCAGCGAAGATCGCCTTGTCGTCGTCGCCCATGACCAGTCCCTCTGGCAAGTTCTCCAGATAACCGTCTGACTCAGCCGGAATGCCATTGGCTTCGCGGTAGACCTTGACGTCCTCAGGAGTCGCGTCAGCGCCCGGGGCCTGCTTGTAGGCGCCTGAGCTGATAGTAGCTCGCTGCTCTCGAAATCCGTTGCCCAGATCCGATGGCTTGGCGTATCGCTGCAGCTGTGATTTGAATTTGTCATCGACGTTGCCATCGGTATCGCGGGCGAAGTCATCTCGCCAGTCGGAATCCAGACCACCAAGGAAGGCATTGTTCAGATCGCCCTGTGTCTCAAAACCTTTCAACGCCTCAGCGTGAGCGGCCGGCGTCTCGTCGGTGATGATCTCGTCGGCCCAGTGGCCTTCGTCTGTGATTAAATTTTCAGTCATTGTCGTCCATCTCTCTGGTGGCTGTCTTATCGGGGTCGGTCCTTGTCGGGGCTGACTTTAGCATCCATACCAAAGTGGTTCCTGCAAATCGTTTACCTTCTGCGAAGGCGCTGCCGTGCGGATCGTTGGGCCGGTAGCTGATGTCGTGAGTGCCAAAGGCGCGCATCATGTATTCCAGTGCTGCGATCTGTTGGCGTTCACTTGCCTTACCTCTGGCCAGAGCCCTGACTGACTGCACCTCGAACTCGGTGTAGTCGGGCCTGACGAGCGGATTCTTGTGCGGCAAGCACTCCGCTACCGTCTCCCTGATCTCCGTCATGCGGCCTGCGCTGTAGCCATACTGGCCTCAGCTTGAGCCACATCCCTTGCGGCTGCTCCTCCCTTCGTTGCCAGTTCAGCTTCCTGCTGCATTTTGGCCATCTGGTTCGCTTCTGCAATCTGCCGCTCGACCTCCTCCAGTGGCACGATGTTCTTGGCCGGCAGGCCAATGCCCTCGAGGGCGGCCCTGAGCGTGCCTTGCATGTCGACGTTGTAGATCGCGCCCTCATCGATCTCCATGGCAGCTGCGAGCAGGTCGCGAGTTTCCATGAAGATGCTGGCATCCTTGCGCTCTATGGCGTCGTGCAGCGGGGATACGAATTTGAAGTGGACCTCACGGCCCTGTAGTTCTCGAGGCATGTCTTGGACGGATCCGAAAGCGCCAGCACGTAGAAGTAAGTCAAAGGTGTCTTCACACAGCTGACCATTGTATTCATGTTCCATCGGCTCGAATAATGGAAGGGCCGCTCTCACATATTCCTCTACGCGCTGGCCTACCTCGAATGCTGTCATGTCGCCCTCAGGCGGCGGCAGCGTGAGCTTGTTGATATAAAATGCTTCCGCGAGCATCGACATCTGCGTGTCGCGGTTTTCGTATCCCATCGGCAGGCCGCGCCTGTCCTGGGTAATCGGTCGGAGCACGTCGCCTTTTCGCTCGTCATACTCCACATCTGCCCACGTAATCCCACCGGCAAACAGTGCGACATCACCGCGGATCGCGTCTTGCGTTGCGATCATCGGCGGCCGGACGCTCATCTCACCGGCCTCGAGCAGGGTGAGGCTCATGGCCTGCAGCAAGCGAGCGTCCGGCAGGCCCGCCACGGTCGATGGTGCATAGGCGTACTGGCTTCCCGACACGGTCTGCCAGCGGGGGAGAGTGAAGCCGCGAGAGGTCGAGCCTTGCTCGTGCATGACGTGATTATTTCGCTCGTCCAGATAGACGATCATCCAAGGGTAGCCCTCGCCTTCGCCGTTCTGGCCCTTATAGATGTAGCTCGACACGACCAGCCTCATGCACTCGACCGTCTCGAGATCTTTGATGCCAGTGAGTCGCTGGATGTTGTCGTGCAGGCTCCAGCCCATTTTCTTGAGCTGCTTGACGGTTGGCTTCCAGCGCACGTAGATCTCGCCAACGGATCCGGTTTCGTCCTCGGACCAGCAGACATCGCGCAGATGCCAGTTCCTGAAAAGTAAGTGCGGGTTCGGCGTGTTCCAGTTGATCTCGTGGCTGATGCAGCACTGGCCAAAGGCCGCGAAATCGGCATCGCCTTCGGTGGTGGCCCGGATGAAATGGGCGTGACGATCGTACATCAGCTGGCGCTGGCGCTTGGTGGCCCAGTGCAACCACTCCTTGCCGGCCTGCGTCAGGTCATCAGGCTCATCAACCGAGACTGAAAACCACTCCTTCGCGCGCGGCCGGAGCATCGCGGCCAGGGACGTCGACAGCTCACGATGCACGATGATCGGATAGCTGTTGTGGA